ATTAAAAGATGCATTATGACTTTTAGAAGAAGAAGCTGCCTCTTTTTCATTAACCTTAGTGGTGATAGCAGGTCCTGTGTGCTTAGTCTTTTCTGCTGTAAGCCTTGAAGAAAATCCAAGGAAATGTGCTGCATTATCCAATGCTACTCCTCCAGCAGGTACTACTCCTTCCTTGAGAGCTGCCTTTACAGCATGAATTACATCATCCAGTTTGTCCTTAATCTCAAGAGATTCAGCCTCTGAAGATGCACCTACATGAATATAACCAATACTACCTGCAAACATAGCCAATCTTTCACTGGCTTTCTCTGCTAAAGTCCTATCCGTCTGAGTCTGAACCAAATCTTCCAGAAATGCCAGATGTCTCTTATAAACCACTTCATCGTGTGAAAGACCTCTAAACTCCGTATCATATCTACCTACAATAACTTTTTCTGCATTTCCTACAAGATAGGGGGCACTCAGGTCTTTATCATTCTTAACAGCCCCTGATGCTATTCCTAAGTCCTGGAAGAAATCATCCTGTCTCTCATTGGAATAGGGAGCCTGAATTACACATCCTTGAATAACTCCATTCAGAACATTGGTAAGAAACAACTCAACCACTGTATTATCTACTTCGGGGACTATCAACAGAATAGGTCTATCCTCATTCTTAGCCTCCTGAAGATAAGGAATAATTTCCTTGTAGTCTCTAATTACTCGTCTGGCAATCAGAATCTTACAGTTGTCAAGGGTTATAGATGACTGCCCATTTACACAAAACATGGGTGATACATACCCTCTGTCTATCGAAATACCTTTAATGACCTGTGTATGTACACCCAAAATCTCCGAGTTCCTTACAAACACTATGCCATCCTTACCAATCTGTGTAAATAAATCAGTTACTTTCTCAGCAATGTCTACATCTCCATTAGCTGAGTTAAGAGCTACCTTCATCAGAATCTCTCTGTCTGATGGCTGAATGGGAGTAGAAATTGACTTTAGATAATCAATGACTTCATTTACATACTTTTCAAGATAAGTCCTGAGCTCAAAAGGATTCAAAGAATGACTTTTAATAGCACCGATACTTATCTGTGAGGCCAGATTAGCCAAAATAGTAGTGGTTGTAGTACCATCTCCAACTTCTTTCAGAGTCTTGATAGCTGCATCTTTGATAAGTGAAGCTCCAATATTCCAATCAGGTCTATTGAACTCCACAGACTTAGCAACAGTAACTCCATCTTTGGTAATGTGAGGTCTCCCTTCCTCATCTTCAATTACCACATTTCTGCCTTTAGGTCCATAGGTGGACCCAACTACCTCAGCAACTTTAGACATTCCCTCAAGAATGCCATCCATTACTTTATCATTCCCAATAAGTTTATTCATAGTAGACTAAAGCTATTTGATTTACAGGTAGCTGCAGAATACTTACAATCTGCTCTTTCTTAATTCCTTTTTCATTGACTACTCTTTGCATAGTCAATGTACTATCGAAATAAAGAATCTTCATCTTCTCTTCCATATTAGTTGCGGGGACAGGTAATGCTCCTGCGGAGTTTAGCTTATGAGACTAAATTGAAGACTTCTTCTCCCCGCATAAAGAGCAAGTAGAGAGAATCGAACTCTCATATCCAGTTTGGAAGACTGGCATAATAACCATTATACTATACTTGCTTTTTGTAGAGTTACAGTATCTACCCAGCATTGCACTGACTCCTATCCATGAATTACAAGTCTTCTGATAGGTCTCTCAAGGAAAGAGAGAAAATAACCAGCTTCGGAGAGCCCCCACTCAGAGTCGAACTGAGGATACCTGATTACAAATCAGGTGTTTTACCACTAAACTATTGGGGCAGTAGCCCAGGAAAGATTCGAACTTTCACTTTACAGGGTTTAAATCTGATGACTCTACCAGTTGGCCTACTGGGCCTTATAACTATTCACCCAACTCAAAGAGGTATTTGTATTTACCTACATTGAATATGAAGGTTTCAGTTTCAGATTTCAAACCAACCCAGACAGTCTCTTTAGGCATATTCTCATAGAAGGGAATAGTCTTCTCAAGGATGTACTTTACCAGTACTGCAATACTCTGTACTTTAAAGTAAGTACCCTGAATTACATCCATGTCCATGTGTCCAAGGATACCCTGAGAGAACTCTGCAATCTTATCCTGATAGTCAGAAACTATATCAAGAAGGTCATCAAGAATCTGATGCTCTTCAAGTCTC